GCACCTTTTGCAATTTTTTTCAAAGAAACACCGATTAATTTTTTATCATTGATCATATTAACCATTAACTGATTAAGTCCTTTAATGGTAGGAGCATCTTGTATCATTTTCCAATCAGATTCTGACATTGTATTTGACACAAGATAAAAATCAGCAGGACTCCATTTATTAATATTGCTGAATAATTTTTCTTTTCTATTAAGTTCTTTTAATTTAGATTCTATTATTGAAACTTTTCTACTACCTCTATGAAATATCCAATTAACATTTTTGTCAACATTAGAATATAATTCATTAGCTCCTTGAATAGATGAATTAATCCAATCTTCGGAGATGTTAATCATATCCTCAAATTTTGCATCAACATCAATAAAACTTTTACACTTTTCAAAATTACTTACGGATACATCTTCAACTTTTATTTTTCTTTTCAATGATCTGAATGCTAATGCTGCATATAAACACTGCGCTGATTCGACATTTCTAGTTTGAAGAGCTCCTCTATCTGCACCTTTTCTAACAGGTTTATAAAGTATAATAATTTTATCATTAGTTAAATTTACAACAGTGGCAGGAAAAGAAGACGCTCCAACCTTTTCTCTGGTTATCTTATTATTTGGAATTTTTGATTTTGTGAAAGAGTCTTCAACTTTTTTCTGCATGGAAGCTCTATCAGGACCTTTTACAATAAAGGTTGTACTTCTAGAAGTAGCTGCTTTTACTGTGACATCAAATTCTCTAAATGATGTAACTATTCTATAAACCTCTTCCCCAAAATTCATTTTTATTTTTATTTATCCCCTATAAGCCAACTAACGGACTTGAACCGTTGACCTGAGCTTTACAAAAACCCTGCTCTATCCAGCTGAGCTAAGTTGGCAAAAAAGTCAGAGTTTGCCTCCGACAAAAGCATTTCCGACAACTCTAGTATATAAATGGAGAGTTCCTTCTTGTTCACATTTGAGATGCCATCGTGTCATAATGACAACCGAATCTCTTGTGGGACCAGTAAGCATTTGACGACCTTGTTTGGTTTCACTTGACCATAAACCGAATCGTGTTTCCCATACACGGAAACAATCATCGATCCATTCATATTCAGAAATTTCAGGATGCTCATTCATTAGTGTCTTCTTCCTTTTTATTAAATCCAAACGGACCTTCTTTTTCGTCCAGTGCAAACTTAAGAGCAACACCACCGACAGCTTCCATAACTCTCAAGATATCTTCTGCTTTTGCACCTTCACCAAGTTCTCTGGCAATATACCAATACTTAGGCCAGAAAGTTTCTCCTGCTTTTTGATAATCTTCAAGTGTTAATAGTTTCATTTTCCAACTCCATAATCAGGTGCTTTTTTTTCAAGTTCACGAATAGTTTGATGCAGTCTTTCTACTGCCTTACGCATCTCTTCAGTTTCTTCATACTCCCAAGTTTCACCTTTACTATTTACAAATTCTTTTTTAGTCATAAGTCTCCCTCCTTACGATTTTCTGAATGATGAACATCAAAACTACCACCAGGATATCTAGACTCAAGTTTTTCAACATTCATCTCAATTACTTCATCAAAGGTAGTATCAAGTGCCATACATGCCTGTGCCAGATACCAACAAATGTCACCTAGCTCACGTTTCATGTGGAAGACATTTTCTTCATTATAAGGTTTACCTTGCAGGAAGATTTTCTTTACAACTTCGGTGAACTCACCAGATTCTGCAGTCAAACCAAGTGCGGCAGTCATGAGTTGAGTGACATTGCAGTCATTGGCATCAAGTTCTCTCAAACGTGCCTCAAGAATTTTGGGATCCAAACTAGGAGCACTGGTGACTCCCTTTACAAATTCAAGATACTTTTTAGTGTCAACAGTCATTAAAACTTAAACCCCTCAAAAGATTTTTTTGATTTATCTTCGTCATTATACTCTTCTTCCTGCCCACTGTCAAGAATATCGTCCTGTGCCTTTTGCTCACAATCATATAGTCGCATCTTGGCACGATCAATTCCGACAATAAATCTCTTGAAGATAGTCGGATCATTATATCGATTCTTCAACTGCTTCACCATTATCTGACCAAGTTGTTCAAGTTCCTCAGTGCTAATAAGGGCAAACATAAGATCAGCAGTAGCAGGGAGACCAAAGGACTCCGAAGTGTCAGTAATGTCAACATCAGAGCTACCATAACCAGAACGAGTGGTCTGCGTGGCAGATACGATAGGGACGTTTGCCTCAACAGCCAACCCTCTAAGCTCTTCTGCAATAGCCTTAATATAGCTATATGAATTGACAGAAACACCTGACTTATACCTGCTGGAAGCACATATATTAAGGTAATCAATGAAAATAATGTCAGGTCTAAATGACTTCTTAAGTGCAAGTTCATTAAGAAGTGCCTTAAAATGTCCACTGTGTGCAGAGGCAGTAGGATATTCTTTAATTATAAGAGACCCTTGAGTTTTTTCTGCTAGTCTAGTAACTTTATTTTCAAATGATGACCTAGGAAGGTCCGTCAAGTCCTGGATCGGGACGTTGAGAAGGTTGGCGTCAATTCGTTCAGCAATCTTCTCTTCTGCCATCTCCATTGTAATATAGAGAACGTTTCTCCCCTGGAGCAGCACGGAGCTAGCAACATGGCACATGAATAGAGACTTGCCGACACCTGTACCAGCAAGCGCGATGTTAAGAGTCTTGTTAGGTAAACCACCTTTCGTGATTTTGTTAAAGTATTCGAGATCGAATTCAATTTTGTCCTCCTTACGGTGATAAGATTCATATCGTTCTTCATAATCTTGTAGGTAATCATGTCCAATGTGGTTGTCAAAAGAAACAGCAAGTGCCTCAGAAAGAATGCTAGGAATAGCATCACGATTTTTCTTTTCATCATTACCATCGGCAATGTGAATAGATTCCATAAGTGCAATATAAATTGCACGATCACGACACCATTTCTCAGTGGTATCTAATAACCACTGACTCTCCACCAAAGAATTATGTAGGGAACTTACAATGTCTCTGGATTGCTTAATTTCTTCTTCAGTGAGATCAGTTCGATTATCAATCTCAATCTGAAGAGCTTCTTGAGTGATGGTGGAATTGTATTTTACAATAAAATGAACTATCTCTTGAAAGATAGTCTTTTCCGTCTTAACTTCAAAAAAGTCTGGTTGTATAAAAGGAATTACCTTTCTTGCATAGTCTTCATCAAAAACAAGGTTTCTTAGGATTGTCGTTTCGATTCTTTCCATTTATTCAAATAATAATCACTTTCAGGTTCAGTAATAAGAGTCATACCCATTTTAAGGAATTGTTCACCCTTATCAGTCTCTTTAAATCTTCTTTTCTTTTCATGCTCCATAACTGAACTCCTGTTGTGCTATCTTATCTAGTTTTTCCATGATTTCTTCAGTAAAATATTCTTCAGGATCTTTTAAGATTGCCTTCGCATAAACTTTTTTACCGTTCATTTCGTATCGACCAGCAGAGTTTTTCCAAAGTCCACCAATCTCACCGAGTTCAAGAAGACCATAATATCGATCAAGACCACGTTCATCGTAATACAGACGCACCGTAACATCTTTGTTCTCCTTACTTAAACGCGACTTAGCAGTCTTTGCCTTGATAAGATTTCCGACGATTTCTGTTCCATCCTTTTCTTTCTTTTTGCTGAGATAGATGATTGTAGACGCAGCATACTTAAGTCCACTGCCTCCACCCATTTCTTTTGTAGGAACATAAGAACCGATAACATCGTAAGTGTGATTTGTAACAATCATTGGAATGTTTGCCTGACCTAACTTGAGTGTGAGCATACGAAAGGCACCTTTGATAAGTTGAGATTTGGTCATGTCCCTAACTTGTTTATCATTCAGTGCATCAGTAATCTCTTTCTCCGTGGAAAGCATCCCCAAAGAGTCTAGCACAAACATAAGAGGTTTGCGTTCATCTTCAGGTTTTTTTAGATATATATCTACTGCCTTAAGTGCCTTGCTGCGGAACTCCTCAACAGTAACGACATTTACAACTACGGTTCTTTCAAGATCTACCCCACGACTTGCGAGTAGAGACTTATTAACAGCGGCTTCAGTGTCAAAATATAAGCACATCCCATCAGGGTTAGAATCCAAAAAATTCTTGACGACAGCAAGGGAAAAAAAAGTTTTTCCAGTACTAGACTCACCAGCAATGGCAGTAATCTTATTCCCAGATACACCGCCAAATATAGACCCTGAAACAAGTCCATTAAAAATATACGAACCTGTGTCAACATATGTTTCAGTTTCGTCAATATCTGCTGCGAGTTTTGTGTAGTCATCTCCAATCTCTTTTACTATATCTTTAAGGAAGTCCATTATGCAAAAAATAATTCTAGGTTTACAGTTTTTTCAACACTCCATCCAATGGCATCAAGAATTGCCTTGAGTGGTTCTACAAAACTCTTTTCAAATTGTAGGTCATAGTCAAGGTACTTGTCAAGACCAAGTTCTTTGGGAAAATCCTGAATAAATGAGATTACATTCTCTTGGATGATATTTGGTTTCTTCAAATAAATAAACTTAATCTTTTCACCATTATTAATAAGAGAGTACTTATTAGTCAGTTTGTGCTCTTTTATGTAGTGATTGAAAAGAAGTGCTCCACGACAGTGAATTGGTGTTCCCTTTGCATAGATATTAGAATGAGATCTATACTTTACAACGTCAGATACTGAACGTGGAAATGCAATCTCTTCTGGTGGAAGTTTTTTAAACTCAACACGACAATTATCGATGAATTTGATGACATCATCTTCAGTCCCATTCATCATAAGTTTAAGACCATCTTTGATCATCTGACGACAAGGTGCCGGTGTAGATGATTTGACTGCCTCAATGCCCATCATCTTCAGTTTTGGTTCAGTATATTGAACACCCTCACTGTTCCATACATTGAGAATATACCGTTTCTTCGCAGTCCAGATACCACGTTCGGCAATATTCTCACGTTTCATAATCATTTTTTGTTCATATGCCTGAACGTAATCCGCAAGCTTCGTATAAGATTGTTCGATGAATGGTTCCAACTTGTCTTGACAGATCTTGCCAAGTATCGAAACAATTGCTGTTTTATCGCCAGACTTACCACTAAAAAATTTATTAACAAGAGGTCCCATATTAAGATAGATGGAGTCAGTGTCAGATGCGATGACATAATCCTCCTCCTCTGTTTGTAAAAGTTTATTTAGGTAACCATTCATACGATTTTCAATCCATCGAATTGAAACTTGACCTGAAAGAGTAATTGCTTCAGCATTTGCCAGTTTATAATACCTAAAATACTGATTACCAATAGCACCATATGCAGAGTTGAGCTGAATCTTTCGTGCCATCTGAATGTTGTTGCACCTGGCAATTTCTTTTTCCAATGCCTTTGTCGGAGTTTTTTCATAATCTTGTTTTGCCTGAAGCATTTTCTTTTTATAGACGGTTCGATCCTTGTAGATCTTTTCCATCAGTTCTGGCAAGAACCCACGAACGTCCTTCCGATACATGGCACCATTGGCACATACCGCATTGTCCTTATACAACTCAAACGTTAGTTCTTCATTAAGTATTTTATCAACGGTAGCACTTGGGTGTCGTTCTTCAAGTAACGTCTCTGGGGAGATATTATATTGCATGATAAGATGAGGATATAGACTGTTAAGGTCAAAACTAACCACCCAGTCATACTTTCCCGGAATCGGTTCCTTGACATATGCTCCAGCGTATTTGGAATCCTTGTCAGAACGTTCCTTTGGAGGAATTACAATATTTCTCTTCTTCAGATAGTTGTAAATGATCGTATCCCACATACGAACCTGTGAGAAGACATCCGCATAATTTGCCTTGGCATCATATGCCATGGTAATTGCAAGTTCAATCAGTTTCATCTTGTCTTCCAGACGGTCAACAAGTTCCACGTCAATGATGTTGTACTCTACAAACTTCTGCCATCCATTTGTATAGAAGTCCTTGAACGTATCAAACTCCGAGTGATCGAGTTTCTTCTGTCCAAGTTCAATACTGGCAATATAATCCAAACGATAGGACTCTTGTGCCTTATAAGTAAACTTCTTATAAAGATTCAGATAGTCAAGTTGAGTGACACCACCAATGTCATATGCAATATTCTTTCTACCTACAATATAAATCTCACGCTCAGTCACAAGTCCCCATGGAGAGAGTCTCTTCATGAGTTTCTCACCGAGAATACGATCAATACGTCGAACCAAATAAGGAATATCGTACAGTTCACTATTCCAACCAGTAATGACTTCAGGTGTATTACCCTCAATCATCCACCAGTTGATAAAATCCGTCAACAGTTCATATTCTGTACGGAATCCTTTATAGATAACGTTCTCTTGTTTATTTAGAAATTGACCCCTACCCCAAGTGCGAATTTGTTTCGTGGAGTAATCTTGAATTGTAATGAGAAGAACTTCTTCTGCGGCAGATTCTACATCGGGGAATCCGTTCTCTGATGCAACCTCAATATCAATGGTGGCAATCTTGATCTTACTGGTATCAAACTTAATCTCTTCTTCTGGATACATCTCAGAAATATACTGATAAATGTATCGATCGTTTCCATAGATTTTAAAGTTATCTACGCCGTCATACCTTTTAATAAACTCACGACAGTCACGGACAGTTCCCGGTTCTATAGGTTCTACATGCTCACCCTGAAGAGTTTGATATTTTGTTTTTTTATTAGACTCAACAAAAAGAGTCGGGTAAAACTTCTCTCGGGTTGCGAAATGACGACCATTTTCATAACCTCGGACCAAGAAGTGATCCCCGACCATTTGAACATTAGTATAAAAACGCATTATGCAATAGCTGCTAGATACTCATCAATAAGTTTACCGTTTGGTTCTACAAAAGTTAGAACATCTGCTGACCGAATCAAAATTTCATCTTGATTTGTAAAAGTCAACCAAGGTTCAATATATTCCTTGGTTTCACTACCGGTATTAATACCAATAACAATTCGATATGGTTTAATAACCTTGCAGTCTGGTTCTCCAATCTCACCAAACAGTTCCTGAACCTCACCAATCAGAACTTTATCATCTCTTAATAAGATGCATTGTATGTTTTTTTCCATGGTCTTAGTTTTCTCCCAATAGTATAGCAATAAAAAAGAGGGAAGTCAACTGGATTGTGCCAGTTTTCCCTCTATGCGGCGACGATATTCTCTATTATTTAGAGATAATCTTTTCGTTGATGATGTTCAGGAACAATCTTACCAAGTGTAACACTCAGTAACCCATCCTCAAAAGCAACTGATCTAACTTCCGTTTCATCTGAGAGGGTCCAAGATCTGGTGAAAGATCTCTGAGCCACTCCTCGGTGGACATATTCTGTTCCGGTCTCTTTGTCTTCTTTTTGTCCTTCGACAAAGAGTTTACCGTCTTGCGTGTAGACATAAACTTCTTTCTTTTTGAATCCTGCTAGTGCTAGTTCTAGTCTCGATTCTACGTTGCTAACCGTGACTAGGTTGTACGGAGGATAATTGCTTGCCGTCTCATGCAGCGTCGTGAGACGATCAAAGTAATCTTCCATACCAATACTGTTTCTATTTATAAGATCTAGAAACTGATTCAAATTGGCAGCGTTATACTTCATTAGGTTTCCCATTGTACTTCTCCTTTTAAAGCGAGATTTGATTGTGTAGACCCCGAAGGCATCCTTTGTGGATCACGCATTAACAACAAAGTTCTTTGTGGTTAATGAAATCAAAAATATGATCCACAATTATTTATAGCATGGAACATAAAAAGTGAAGGTGTTGAAAACCCTCACTTTTTATTACGGGTATTAATATGTGAAAAGAGTATTTTCCAGTGAATACTAACGAAGACCATCCTCAACAATCATTTTCCGCAGTACATACCAGATCTTTTGAGTCATTTTATCAACTTTGGTGCGTGCTTCTTTCAATTTAGCAAGTTCTTTATATGACATTCCAACTCGAAAATCATTACAGTTACTGCTAATCTTATTAGGATCATTTTTATCTCTTTTCTTATCTGAATTTACATATTCAGATACTGTACGTCGCATCCAGTGCTTATAATTAGATGCAATAACACCTTGATTCATGTGATAAGGTTTACATCCAAGAAGATGTGCTTTGACATACTGCCAATAAGGAGGTACTTTATAGTCCTTACGAAGACGTAAGGATCCGTCAGGTCTCAGGATCGTAGTAACCAAAGTATAAATCCTATTTCTACCTTCTTTTTCAATTTTTATCTTATCTGTTTTTTTATCAACAGATAGTCCCAACGCCCGAGTCAGTTCTTCATATTCTTTAGGATATTCTTTTTGTAGATAATCTACTATAGTCGGAGTATATCCAAAAATAGAACTTCCACCATCTACTGAATATTTTTTAATCCACTTTGAAACATCATCTTCATAGTAATCAATATTTGGATCTAAACCATATCCAGAAGATTTTGCAGGATTAATATCATCGTTTCCTTCTTGAACATAATCAAATATATATTGATTCTTCTCTTGAAAGTCTTTCATTTTTGTTGGAATGAAAGTTTTTAAAGCACGAAAAGCATTTGGATCATTCAGAAGGAATTGTGCAATTGATCTGGTATCTGCTTCATCACCAGACATTCCGTATAGTTTTTTAAATTTGGAATCATTTTTATCAACTACAAATCCACGAATCTCTTCTCCAGTTTCTTTGTTTACTCCACTAAAAAGTTTGCGGGTCTTTGGAGTAGACTTTTGAGGAAATTGTTTGATGGTTAAACCCATCTTATCAGCATTTTCTTTCAACTTTTCTAACTTATCAAAAGTATATGCTTGTGCCATAGTTTTTGCATGTGCTTCTCTCAAGTGAGCGCACTCAACTACTAAAATATCTCCACTTTGAAGTCCTGGAATTTTTAAATCAATAAGATCATCTTTTGGTCGTTTTTCATAAAACTTGTCATTACCACTGTCATAGACATGGAGTCTACCTTGACCAACGTCTGCTGTAAAAAGATTCATAATTTTTTCAAGTATTATATGTTGAACATCAATAAGGATGTTATACTTTGAATACTAATAAGTATTTCTTCGGTAAGTATTACGGTTTGAAAACTAACAAGAGTTTTTCGACCTGAATACTGATTGATCCGAAGACTGATATTATAAAGTATATTCAGTCTTCTGTCAACCCGTCTGATGGATATTGCGGGTTGAAAACTAACAAGAGTTTTTCGCATTGAATACCAACTGGTCAGACTCAGTTATTATAACAAATAAAAAAAGAGGTGTCTAGCACCTCCTGAGACTTATTCGGTTTCCTCTGTACGTTTCTTCTTAGAA